TCTGTCATAGCGATAGCGCCACCACTCGCAGCGCCAGCGGTGTAAAGCTGTGCCGTTACCGTAAGGCCGGTTACACCAAGGCAGATATTGAGTTCATTAGACAAGAGGTTGCTCCACAACTGGATTTTCAATCTCGGCTAACTTCGTCTCAGCCGCAAACTGTTTCAACTTAGCCTCTTCCACTGCAACCAGGGCACCCCGAGTAGCACCGTCAATAAACTCGCCCCATGGAAAAGCTGCGCCTAACTCAGTCAGAGTCACGGACTCCATGGTAGTTGCGCCTTCGATAATCACACCGTCATCGTCATAGACCCGAAGTCGATAGCTGGCCGTGGCTCGTGTGCCCGCTTCATCAATGTGAATGACAAGCTCGAATGGTTCTTTTGTGCGCATGGTGTGTCCTAAGCTATTTGTTTAATATTGGCTTCACAGTTATAGACGACCGCCGTAAAAGTGCCTACAGTTGCAACCGTGATAGCCGTCGAAGCCTTGCAGCGAATATGCAGCGGAGTGCCTTCGTACGGGACTGCGCCGCCGATATTGGTGATAGCTGCGTTCGAAATCACGCCTGCCAGTGTGCTGAAATTCAAGGTCAGGGTTCGCGCCGTATTGCCTTCGTCGGTGTAGGCCACGGTTACATTGAAGCTGTGCGTGGTCGCAGTTGTTACCAGGACATTTGCGCATACTTCAAAAGAGGCATCAGCGGCCCCGAGGGTGAAAGTTGCAACGCTTGCCGCAGCAGCAGTTGCCCCAACTGAGCGCCCGGTTTGAGCTGCGACCTGTACCCTCCTTGTCGCGCTGGTAGTGATTGTTTGGTAAAAAAGATCACCGGCAAACTCGCACGTTCCTGCTTCTGCTGTGGTTTGAAGCACGCCAGTTGTGAACTTGAGCGGCGCTGTGCTTGCTGCTGCTGTTCCGGCTTTTAGGTGGACCACTGCTGCGGGACCTGTGAGCCCGGCACCGATGTTGCCTGCTATGAGAGTTCCTGTGTAATCTCCCTGTGTCCCATTGCCAACATAAACTTTACCAGCCGCCCCACGAGAAAGATTAGTATCAAGGCCGCCTGCGTTTGGAGCAGATGATACCGTCCAACCAAAATTACTTCCCGACCCTAACATCTCATTTCCGTAAAACCTAGCGGCAGTTTGACCGCTATAAAAATCCAAAACCTTAGTCCCGCCGATTGTGTAAACAAGAGTGTTTACGTCAGCCATATACATACCCGAACCAGTTGAACTAGTGAACGAATAAGATGGGGCCGATACAGAACCAAGCGGAACAGTTATCTGCCCACTAGCCAGCATCGCACCTTGTGTTACCCCTGCACTATTCACAAAAGTTGCAATAGGCAGTTGCACCCTAGCCAGAGTAGACGATGCAGCAAGGGTGCAAGCTGTATCAACTACGCAAGCCGTTGAGTTTGTCCACGATTTGATGTATCGCGTGACAGCAGCTTGATTAACGGCTGTGGTAATCAGCGTTACGCCCAGGACGGGATTTGTCGCGTTATAGCCCGCCAGAATAGCGTCAGCAGCGGACGTGAATGTGATTGTGGTACTGCTGCCAGAGGTGCTTACAAAACCAGCGAATGAGGTTACTGCTGCTGGGCCTTTGGTGATGATGGGCGCTGCATAGACAGGCGCAGGAGTAGTAGCACCGATAGGGCCAGGAGCTGGTAATACAGTGCCTTGCAACCACGTCAGCAACGTCGCTTTGAGATTTGCCCAGGTCAGCCTCGCAAGCAAGTTACTCGCAGCACTATCCACCAACGGAAACTCATCCGCATCTACAGGCGTAGTCTTGCTCGGCGCTGCGTGCGTGACTAGATCGACGTTGGAGAAAGGTGATGCGTTCATTGCACACCCGTACTCGGTGTCGGATCAACCGGAGAATAGTCCGTCCTAGTTTCAGGTTTAAGCTCTGCCTTGGACGCGGTCAGCCTATCAGCATACTCAGTCTTCCAGGTCACTATGCGCTCATCAGCTTTCAGGTACTGCTCAGAGCCTACCAGACATGCGTACAGCAGCAAATCACCTACGTTTGTACCCAACCACGTCGTCGCGTTGCCAGACGTCAGTCCTGTGGGTCGTTTGATATACCGCGCCGTCACTACTAAGCCTGATGCCGGAGTACCTGCGATGAACCAACTCGTGTCACTGTATTCTGCAAAATATTTGGGTGTTGCTGTTGTCGTCGATTCTTTGGGCCAGTAGTCCTTGCAAACTGCCCATGCGCGAGGCTCCAGCAACTGAAACTTCCCCGACGCGTCGGTGTAATGCAGAGTCCGCAACGCCACAATCCCTGTCGGCTTGGTCAGGTAGGCGTTACTCGCAGTGAACGTTCCCGCTGCGCTAACATCAAACAACTCCAGGTCAAGATCGCGCAACACCTTGTCCTCGGCCAACGGGATAACATTGTCGATATCCGTCGTCGCAAAGACATCCGTCGCCGTCTCCTCAGTGAACGCGAGGATCGCAGCTTTCAGAGTGGTATAGGTGTACGTCGTAGACATGGTTTACTTCTGCTGTTTCTGAGCCTTGACGGCGGCCAGGAACTTTTCCTTCGACGCGGGAGGCAGCGCCATGAATTTCTGGAGCATCGCCTGCTTCATCTGCGGGTCACCTTGGGGCGGCATACCCTGAGGCATCATCGGAGCGCCTTGGGCTTGCTGGATGGCTCCCTGAGGGGCTGGCGCGCGCTGGGCAACCATGGCCTGGAGTTGTGCGAGTTGGTCTGGTGTCATCTGCATATCAGCCTCCAAAAGAGTTTTCAAACCCCAGCACAGCGCTAAGATTACGAGAGTCTACCAAGACGCGAGACGCCGTAGCATCCAGGTCAGGCGCCGGCCTGCGCAAAGCCTGCGCATCACTCAAATTTATCGGCCGCTCCGCAGGGTGCGCTGTGTCGTAGCAACCGTTGCAAACCAGCGAGTTGGTGTAGCCGTCCTTGCGCAGCGTCGGATAAGGGTAAACGAACCCGCACCTGGAGCACATCCCAATCGCATTCTTACCAGTAGCGAAACCGCCGCTCATCGCCGCAACCCCAAGTTAAACCGCGTACGCATGGTCGAAGGGGAGCGCTCTTTGTCCTCAGAGTGAGCCTCAGCAAATCGAGAATTCGCCTCACCGGTAAGCGGGCCGATCCGCCCAGGTGCGAACTTCACAGCGAGTTTTTTCGCAAGTCCTGCAACCACAGCTTCCTGCCAGCGTGGCGGGATATCCAGCGTGTTCGAGCCGGCGCCGACGTCTTGCAGCGAACGCATGCGGTAGTACACGATATCGTCGGTAGAGTTTTCAGGGACATTCCAAAAATGCAGCTTGGGCGTGCCGAGTGTCGTCGGGCCAGTTGTTGGGTCGTTGTTGATCCGCTCGAACCAGTACCTGCTGACGATACCCTCGGTAGTCTTGTTTGGAATCGCCGAATACTCATCGCGCGCCATCGGAAAAATAGGTGTGTCAACGTTGCTCCGACGCAACACCATGTCCAGAATAGCGATGGTACCCACCGGAGTTTCGTAGGCTGCAGTGCTTTGAGTGAGGGTGAGCGTCTGCTGGTCGATGGCCCAGAGATGCGGGCCTTTGTTGCTCCACTCGCTGAACAACAGTGATAGTGACATGCGCGCAGACTTGATGTGTCGCGCGGTCAACGACGCGGGGTCAATACCACACCGCTCGAAACTTTCGTCGGCCAGTTCCTGAAATTCTGGATTGAACGCATATTGAGTTGAGGTAGTCATGGAATTATTCCCGCACAAAATGACTCACAGTCCGCCAGCGTCGGCACAGGCAGATCAGGCCAGCGGGTCGCGTAATCGGCAGCGACCGCCGCGTAGAGCGCATCAGGATTGGCCATCATGTACTGAGCCTGGGTGTAGAACTCTGCGGTGCAAGGGGTTGACATGGTGATGGTCGGCGAGCCTTCTACCAACTTATATGTCTCTGCGCCGCCAATATCCGGGTCCATCGCTCTCGCAATGTTGTTTGCCACGCCCAGTAAACTTGCTGGCAGCGTGATGGTAAGGGTGTGGTCATAGTGGCTCATAACCCAGCCAGTCGGTTAGCGTAGGCGGTCAGCAGCGCAGTCTCGCCAGCGGTCAGCGTTGCGGGTGCGGCTACTGTGCCGGGCAATATGATCCTGCCGCAAGTATCAGTGTTGATCGTGTACGCACCAGTCAGGTTCTGCGCTGTCGCTACCGTTGCGCCAGTCTTTGCAGCATCAATCACGATGTCCGATTCGTGACCGGCGGGAAAGGTTGCACCGAGTGTCTTTGTTCCGGCTGTGGTGTCGAACCACCACACATTGCCTGTTTTACGTAAGATCAGCTTATTCGCTGTGGTGGCTTGGGTTAGGTGGATGCCGGTGACTTGCTCAAGAGAGACTCTACTGAAGTTTGCTATGGCTCCCAATCCACCGCTTGCACGGCAGCACACCGACACATCTGAGCCGGTAGCAACAAAATATCCAGAATAATTGAGATTAACGCCCGCAGTTTCATTCGTTGTATACAGGATTGCTGCCCACGAACCCGCCGCACCCCGTTGCACGATAAGTTGCCCGCCTGTACCTGTGCCGCTTTTCCTATAAGTGCCTGTAAGCTTATAAGTATCCCCTGGGATCAGCGTAAAGTCTTGCCGCGCCTGCGCACCCGCTGCACTTGCGGTTACCAGTAGCTCAGAACCCACCACACTTAATGTGGCTGCATCAGCATTCCATCCGGTTGTCGCTGTGAATGGCCCACCATTCACCACCAACTCCGGCCCCAGCGCCCCCATCGCATCCAGATCAAGCCCCAGCACCCCATCGACCGCAGTCAGCCCGGTACTGCCATCACTGAGCAAGTAGTTATTGGCTTGCAATCCTTGCACACTGCCGGTTCCGGGGAGCCAGACGGTGGCGGATTTGCGGCGTAGGAGGGCTAGGGCGCGCTGGGTGGGGGACTTGCGGAAAAGCAGGATCGACATATCAGGCCAGTGGGCGAGTGATCACGGTGAAGGTGCGGGCAGCGGCTTGGTTGGTTGCGGAGGCCAATGTACCGGAGCGAAAACGGATATAGCACCACGGCAGCATGGCAACTGGGTCAACGCTGTAGCCGGCCGCAGCCGTCAGACTCGACCAGGAACCAACAGCAGAACCCATGCTGTCGAACAGGCCGGCAGTGACCCAATCGGATTCGTTGTCTGATACCTCGATGTTGAGGGCGGCAGTGGTCCATGCGGCCGGTGCGATGAAGCCCACAATTGCCGTGTCACGCAAGGACACTTGATTCGAGACGCTGGCGCCGCTTGCAATAGTGACGGTTACTGAAATTCGTTGACCTGGAGTTGGCATGATGTTTCCTTCTCAATAATTCATTTCGGGGTCGCTGGGCTCCCAGGCGGGGAGTAATGGCTGCTCCTGCGGCTTTTCTTTCGTTGCCTGTAGCCCACCTGTTTCCATGGCGGCGTATTGCAGCGCGTCATGCGGATGGCTGTATTTGTTCTTCATGGGTTCTTCGGTGAAACGTTCCTCTCCGATGACCTGGATGCGCCGGTACTTGTAGCCGCCGTTGAAGCCCTTGCGGAGCATGGAACAACACGGATCAAGCAAGCACATCGGCTGACCACCCGAGAGCTTGGACAGGAACCATGCCACAGCGCCGCGTCGCGGAAGCCATGCGTTACTCTTGGCTGGCCTGATCTTGAGCCCTGCTGCCTTGGTCTCATCGAAACAGCTTTTTTCATCTGTCTGGGCTCGTTGCGAGCCGGCCGGATCACCAACGCAGAGAATCAGGTCGTTTTTCTTAGCCCAGTGCTCGGGATAAATCCGAATCAAATGCGGAATCAGTGCGTCTTCCAGAAATCCACTGATACCCAAATCCTCGCCGCAAAGTTCATCAAGGACGAGAAGCCTGCCGCGCGCATCAGTCTGCGTGATGATCGCCGCCGGGGTCAGCCCAAAGTCCAAGCCAATTACCAGTTGGACGCCAGTAATCGGCTCAATCTCTTTGGCGTGCAGTGTGTCGTTCCACTCTGGGTACACCGGCTTGCCATCGTGGACACTGCCGTACTGCCCGAGTACGAATACCTTGATCCACTCGGGCGATTTGCCAGGTATTTGCCTGAGCCAGTATTCGTACCCGAGTTGGTGATTCTTGACGTTCTCGGCGGCCGGGTTGGGAACATAGTCGTTGCCAACTCGAAGCAATGCGCCTGGTTGCATGAAAAACTCGTAGCCGTTTGGCCTGGTGACTTCGGCCAACTCGTACAGCCAATGGTCGTCGTCTGGGCTGTTGGTGTCCATGATCACTCCGGACCATGTTGCGCCGCCTTGCGCCTTGGAGGGAAACCGGCCTACCCGACCTGTTCCCATGTCCAGAGCCGCCTTCGGAAGCTCCGAGACTTCGTTCAACCAAAGGCCAGTCAGATCCAGCGACTTCAATTTCTTAACGTCAGCCGGCCGATCCAGAGACAGAAACAAGACCTCGCACTCAATCCGGGTGCCATCCGGCAGATCGCGGACGAACATACTCGAAATTGGCGAATCCCACTTGATTGGCGCCACGGAATCAGGGAACCAATCTTCCCATGTCTTGATTGTGGTGCTTTTCAGTTCCGGGTAGGTGTTCCGTGCTGCCGCCCAGCGGGTGCGCCTGATACCATTGAATGGCTCCTGTTCGCGCGCCCTTCGGATAATCTCATTGCAGCTCGCTACCGACTTGCCAGAGCCAATCGGCCCTCGAATGCACCGTACAAACGCATTTGACCGATGGAAGGCCGAAAGAGTCGGCTCCTTTGTTACGTCATAGACTGGCATCAGAATTTAATGACAATCTCAACCGGCTGCTGCTGCGCGTTGTCTTTCTCGTACAGGCCATGGAACTTCATGGCCTTCTCAAGCGCGCTGTTTTTGTCCCACTGCTTGATCTTCTTGGTATGGCCGATCACGGTATGCTCCATCATGATTTCGTCCACCTCGATGCTGGCAATGCAGGCTGCGGTATCGTCGTCAAGCTCATGAATTGGCTTCAAACTGCCATCAGAGTTATAGAACTTCCTCGGGTCTGAGTACGATAGACGGGCGATTTCTCGCAGGGTTTTCTCGGTCGTCAGCTCAAACTTTTTGCTGATGTCGCCCGCTCTTTCCCTCAAAATGGACAAAAACCGGACATCTTTGGACATCCTATGCCCCGCTTTAGACGCCCCTCCTTCGCTGTAGCCCACTGTTCTAGCCGCTTCTGTGAGGTTTCCACCATTGGACAAATACGCCTCTACAAACGCTTTTCTCTTGTCCTCGGCTGCTTTCTTTGATGTGCCTGGCTTGCTCCCTGCGCACTTGCCTACCTTTTTCACAGGCTTCTTCACCGGCTTGTCCGCTGGCTTTGCTGCCTTCTTGGCGGGTTTCTTTGCGGCCGGCTTGGTTTTCACCTTGGCAACTCCGAAACCGGCCCACCGGCAGCCAGGTGCGAAAGATCAAAAACCGGCTTTTCTGGCTGCGGTTCGGCTTTTTGGGCGTCCATGGCCAGGCCAATCATGATGTTCGCGTAAACGTGGGCGTTGGATGTGGGGTCGAACGCCTCGCCATAGTTGACAGTTTGGGCGACCATGCCGTCTTCGGTGTCGCTGAGTTCGATAGTGACTTTCATTGGGAGGCCATGCTTTCAACAAATCCTTTGCGCATTGCGGCTTTGTCTGCGCTCTGGCCATCATCTTGCAGCAGTTGCCGGGCCAGTTCGAGTGCGCTGTCAATGTCCGGGGCCGGCTGCATTCCGGTGTCAGCCTCGCCCGCAGTTTCGGCGTCCGGGCCGGCCGGTTCTGTGCCCACCATGTAGCTGCCATCCTGGATCTGCTCAATGGTTACGCTCTTGAGCGGTTCGCCTTGCTGCTCCGGGCCTGCCTCTGCGTCCATCGGACTCATTGCGCCTTGCATCATTGGGATTGTCGCCATGGGGTTCTTTCGGTTGGTTATTTTGGTTGCAGCGGTGGCCAGGGGCGCCTGGAGGTAGTAGGCGGCCTGATCTAGTCCCGCTGCTCGCCTATTTGCCCACCCACCGATGGGGCCTGCTTGGCCTTTGCGTCGCCCGAAGACTAGGCGGCGCATCAGTTGGGTGCAGGGTTTGCGGGATAAATCGCCCCGGCGTTGCAATCGCTGTTGCTCAAAAGCGTAAGGTGGTCGATTGGCGCGGGGCGGAAATTGTGCCGGTTACGCTTTCGGGGGTATCCTACTTTCCGGCTCCATTGCGGACGATTGCAGCCTTTGCTTCGCACTGCGCTAATTTTTCTCACTAGTGGTACTTGGTAGCCTGCGATCTGATGCACCCGGTAGAGCATCTCGCTTTAGTGGCAGTGTGTCCGGTGTTCACTTGCTTGCTGGCCCATTCCGTGAACTCTGTTTGGGCTCAGAAAAGACTGAAGCCCCGACACATCGCTGCATAAGGGCTTCGGATACTGTGCCTGCACATGGCAGGTCAGCTAAATAGAAAAGCCACCGGGTTAGGGTGGCTTGGCGCACGTCTGAGACTATGCGGGTTGTTTTTGGTGGCGACTTCACCAGCGCAAGCTTATGAAAAAAATTACGTTAATTCCGTATAGGTCTGTACGGTAACGTACATAGAACATAAAGTCAAGCATTATTTTTCGACCATCTTTTCCTTGAGTCTGTTCTTCACCATGTCGCGGGTGTCCGTGAGCAGATCAGCCAGCCCGCTACGACTGACACCTAACTCTCGGCACACCGCCATTACGGGGACATACGGAAAAACATAAAAATAGCGAATGGCAGTTCTGTGCTTGTCTGGCAGCATCGACACGATGCGCTCAATCTCATACGCTGCGATGGTGTTGATCGGCACTGGAATGTCTTGAGTCTCATAGGCGTACTGGCGCGGCGCTCTGTATTGCCTCCAGATTGACTGCATCTTCCACGGCTGCGGGCGTACCTTGATGCACCTACCCCACTCTTCCATCCTGAGATTTATGGCGTCATGGCGTGGGGCGATATGGTTGAGGTCAACAATCATGCGGTCCTTCCATTCGTGGTAAATCCTTGGGCCAGTTGCCCTCTGCGATGATCTGGCGCCGGGTGTCTGCGGCCCAGGCCCGGCCAACAGTCACGGCGAGCTCATGGGAGAACATGCGGTACTGGTCGAATTCAACGTGACACCCGGTCATGCCAGGCCTGGTGCAGCACAGTGAGAATGTTTCCCGGTCATCCTGCTTGATTCCCTTTCCGTCTGGCGGAACGTGGGCGGCCTGGCCATAACCTTGAATGCCGCACGCTTTGCAGGGCTTGACCGCTACCAATCGGCGGTAGGGCTCGGAGCGCACCACGTCCTGCTTCGGGCACGCCACCACATCATCCGATATGCGCGCCTGATGTACTGGCACCGTCAGGCGGGCGTAGTTTGGTTTGATACGTTCCAACTGGGGGCGTTTGAATCCACTACGGATCATTTTCCAAATATCCTCTTGCTGTAGGCTTGGGAAATACTCTCCGCGCCGTCACAATAACACCACAAACCGTATGCGGCCACCAGAACACTGGCAGTAAGACCCCACCAGTTACCATATGAGTGAGCAGTGAATCCGAATGCCGACCCCAGAGCGACAACATCAACAATAAATCTAAATAACTTTCTCATGTCCCAGCCTTTAATTCCATGGTGTCTATGCCGTTTCCAGTACCGCAGTCCAGCGCTGCCGCCACTTGTAAACCTTGGCTCATATTTATCTTTCAGTTGCACCCAGGTAACTGCGGGTGTTTCAGTGGTCATAGATTTCGCCGCTGTCTTGATCGACCTGCATCGCATCCCAAGCATCAAAGCTGCGCACCGTGAACTCGACGCCCAGGTCGCCAGCAGCGTGCGCCTGTACCTTGTCCAAATAGTCCGACATCTTCTTGACGCTCAAACCCGTGGTTGAGCGCAATTCCTTGATAACCGACACCCGCTTGTTGCCGGGAATCTTCACCTTCTTAAACTTGTAGCCGAGAAACTTGCGCTTCATGTACCAGTGCCAGCCTTCGGGGGCAAATCCGACACCGCCCAAAGTGGCTTGCTGGCTGATCTGATCCAGGCAGGCTTTCCAGTAGAACTTGTTTTGTTGGATTGACCTCTGATCTTCGGCAATACTGATCTGCACGGCCAGGCGGTGCCCGGCCATCAGCAAACTTTTTGCCCACGGCACAATCGTCTTGTTCAGGCTCACGCCGGCCTGCTGCGGATTTATCCAGAGTGCGGATAGGGCTAGGTCGGTCATGCGGCTATCTCCATTGGGAGAATTGCACTTACAGCGTCAATCCGCCGCCCAATCCAGCGCACATTTGGCACAGCCCAGGAATTGCCCAGCGCCTTGTAGCGTGGGCCATCAACGTCGCGCACGCGCCACTTGCCGGTTTTCTTGTTTTGGCGAACGGTCATGCCTTCGGCGCGAAGGTCATCCACTGATTCGTCGGCATCTACCTTGCGCCACCCCTTCCATTGAGGAAGGCGGGTGTAGTCATCATCGAATCCTTGAAGCCGCTCGCACTCCCTTGGCGTCAGGCGGCGCACTTGCATGGTTGGCGACAACACATTGCGCTCCTGCGCTCGGCCGCCACCATTCGGCGCAGTCAGCGCGAAAGCAACATCACCGCCGATTTCAAGATTGGGTCCACCTTCGCGCCCGCGCTCCTGGAAAGCTATGGCCGGAACATGCGCCTGCGCTGCCAGCGGGTGGCAGGGGTCGCCCGCCTTTGGGTTGCTGTAGTTGGCTGCGCTGGTGATCTGAGTGGTGGCGAATGAATTAGCGCCAGAGCGGCCCGCCCGCTGATCCATCGTTGGGCTTACTTCGGGTACAAGTCCGCCGCCTAACTCAAAGTCGGTCCCGAGTCCGCCACCGCCATCAGTGCGCGCGCTAAGGGTTCCGGTAGGTCTTTGCCCCGCTTGTCGGCGCGGCGCAGGATGCCCCTGCAAGCTGTGGCGCTCAAAAAGTACCGCTGCGGCACTGCGCCAGTCTCCAAGACATCCGACAACGAACACACGGCGGCGTCGCTGGGCCACTCCGAAATACTGAGCGTCGAGAATGCGGTAGGCGAACCCATACCCGAGTTGGCCCAGCATCCCGAGGAAGGAACCAAAATCGCGTCCTCCGTTACTTGACAGGACGCCGGGGACGTTCTCCCAAACCAGCCACTGGGGGCGATACTTTGCAGCAATGGCACCAAAAATAAGCATGAGGTTGCCACGCGGG